TGGTAGAGGACCAAGCGACTCATAAAGGAGGGTACGATATGAAACGCGTAGGGAGGCGACCAACGCCCACGAACATCAAACTGGTGCAGGGGAACCCCGGCAAGCGCAAAATCGGCGCAGCCGCGGGCGAGCCTATACCTGCTATCAGGCTGCCACGTCCGCCGGATGGCCTGAGCGCTGCGGCCGTGAAGGAATGGCGTAGGCTCGGCAAACAGCTCGCAGAGCTCGGCCTGATGTCTCCTTTGGACCGAAATGCTTTCGCGACCTATTGCGAGGCGTGGGCGCAGTGGCTGGACGCGACCCGAGAGATACAAAACAAGGGGATGCTTATCCGAGCGCCGAGCGGGTATCCTATGGTCAACCCTTTTTTTACGATCGCGCGGCAGTGTGTCAAGCAGATGGACAGCCTTCTCGCCGAGTTTGGGCTAACGCCGGGCGCCCGGACGCGCCTAAAGGCGGCGCCGCCGAAGGCTCCGTCGACGGTCGGGCAGTTTGGTGTTGCTCGTGCTTCTTGATCCCGTGACCACGTACGCAGACCGCGTGTTAGCCGGGGACGTCGTTGCCGGGCGACCGGTCCGCCAGGCTGCGGCGAGGCATTTGCGTGACGTTAGCTCAGCCAAGGCTCGCGGTTTAGTCTGGCTCGGCGACGAAGTTGGGCATCTCTTGCAATTCTTTCCGGCGCTCTTGCGTCTCGACGATGGCGCGCCGTTTGTTCTCCAGCCCGCGCAAGAGTTTATTATCGGCAGCCTGCTCGGCTGGTATAACGCCGACGGCTCGCGCCGGTATCGGACCGCGTACGTCGAAATGGCTAAAGGCGCGGGTAAAAGTCCGCTCGGGGCGGCACTTGGGCTGTATGGCCTGCTGGAGGATAATGAGCCTGCGGCAGAGATTTATAGCGCCGCGGTGACGCGTGACCAGGCGGGCATAGTATTTCGCGACGCGAAAAACATGGTGCAGCAAAGCCCTGAGCTTTCTGGGATCGTCGACCAGAATATAAGCAATCTTGCCGTTCTTGAAACGCGGTCTTTCTTTCGGCCGGTGAGCTCGGAGCATAAAAGTCTGGATGGCAAGCGCGTACATATGGCGCTGGTCGATGAGATTCACGAGCATCCGTCGCCGCTGGTGGTGGACAAGATGCGCGCCGGAACAAAAGGGCGCACACGCGCCCTGATTTTCGAGATCACTAATAGCGGATACAGTAAGACCTCCGTCTGTTGGGACCATCATCAGTACAGCCTCCAGGTTGTGTCCGACGCCGTGCCTAACGACTCGTGGTTTGCCTATGTGGCCTCGCTCGATGCCTGCGAGGTCTGCTATGCAGCGGGCTTTATGCAGCCGAACGGCGAGTGTGCAGATTGTGACAATTGGCGTGACGAGGGGGTGTGGCAGAAGGCGAACCCGCTGCTTGACGTCAGCGTGTCGCGTCGGTATCTGCGCGAACAGGTCGCGGAGGCGGACGGGATACCGGCTAAGGAGAATCTGGTTAAGCGTTTAAATTTCTGTCTTTGGACCGAGCAGTCTGTGCGCTGGCTGCCTATGGATAAGTGGGACGCCTGCGCCGGTGAAGTTGAGCCCGCCGCGCTCGCGGGCCGCAGCTGTTATATCGGAGTGGACCTCAGCTCAACGACTGATTTATCCGCAGTCGTGTTACTCTTCCCGCCTATGGTGGCGGGTGAGCCGTATAGTATCCTCCCGTATTTTTTTACACCGGCGGACAACGTGGCCCGTCGCCGTGAGCGTGATCGGGTGGACTATCAGACGTGGATTGATAGTGGCGCTATGATCGCGACGCCGGGCACGGTGGTGGATTACGACCAGATCCGAGGCACGCTGAACGAGTTGGCCGAGACGTACGACGTTATCGAAGTGCCGATTGACCGCTGGAATTCGACGCAGTTGCAAACACAGCTGCTTGGTGATGGGTTTGAGGTCGTGCAGTTTGGCCAGGGGTTCGCATCCATGAGCGCCCCGACGAAGCGCTTGGAGGAACTCGTTTTGGGCGCATCATTGGCGCATGCGGGGCACCCTGTGCTGCGCTGGATGGCTTCGAACGTCGCGGTGCAACAGGATGCGGCGGGCAACATTAAGCCAGATCGTAAGGCGAGCGAAGAGAAGATTGACGGGGTCGTCGCGCTGGTGATGGCGCTGGGGCGCTGTATGGTGCAGCCCCCAAAAACCGACTCGATTTACACGTCGAGAGGGCTGGTGACGATATGAGGGCCAAAAATGCCGTTTATCCTAAACATGGCACTATCAAGGGCGTACGTACGTGTACGCGTCAGATCGTGCCGTCTTGGGCCTTTTTTGGGCGTCTTTTTTTCTGGCGGCCCGCAAAAATGCTGCTTTTTGTGCTGGTCGCGCTCGGCTGGGGTCTTTCTGTCGCTGCCTCACACGTGGCGGCACATCCGACGCCGTGTACCGTCCAGGTGGTGCGAGTTATCGATGGGGATACGCTGGTCGTGAACGAAATGGTCTTGCTAGGGCCACACATGGTCCCGTGGATCGGGCCGGTCTCGGTGAGGTTGCTACGGGTTGACACCCCCGAGCGTGGCCAGCCGGATTTCGAGCGGGCGAAAGCGGTCCTTGTCGCGCTGACCAGGCGCCCGATTGGCCTGGAAATCTTTAAACGCGATTCTTTCGGCCGTTGGTTGGCCGAGCTATATACCTGTACCGGTGCGGGCCGTAAAAATATCAACGATAGGCTGCGGAAAGAGTGGCCCGCGCGATGACGCGGGGCGGACGTAGCGCGCGGGTATTGGCGGCAATCACGCGGGCGCTAGAGGGGCAGCGCCCGCAGCTCGACCGTATGCGCGATGTGAGACAGGTCCGAGTGGTGGTCCGCCTATTACCCGACCAACGTGTGCGCGAGGTGCTTGTGAGCGCGGAGACGACGACGGACATGTTGCAAGAGAGGGACGGAAGTGGGTATACTGATGGGGCTTGATACCTCGCCGTGTCAGGGGGTATCGAGTACGCGCGGGCAGCCTTCGCCGTTTTGGCGAGCGTAGCCCACGCGGTTGACATATAGCGGCGGGCTACGCGCCCGCCGTGGCGTTACCACACGCCAGACGATAAAAACGGCGAGAGTAAGTAGCCGCAACAGGTAATGACTGTTTGCGGCTTTTTTGCGTGCAAAATGGGCTGGATACAAAAAATACTAGGAACCGTACGGGCCGGATCTCCGAGTCCGATTGATGATTTTTGGTATCGCCCGGCACAGCTGGGGACGGCGGGTCAGACCGTGACGGCTGACACCGCGCTCCAGTCGTCGGCGGTGCTGGCGTGTGTGGTTTTGCTATCTGAGACGGTCGCAAGTTTGCCGCTGCCGATTTACCGGCGACAGCCGGACGGCGGGAAGGCGCGCGAACCGGGCCATCCGTTAGCCGATATTTTAAGTCGACGCCCTAATACATATATGAGTGCGTTTGAGCTGCGTCAGCTAATGATGCAACACCTTCTGTTACGGGGCAACGCGTATGCGGTGATCGTTCCTGGCGCGCGCGGCTCGGTCGACCAGCTGATACCGCTCGCGCCGGACCGGATGACCGTGACAGGTAGCGACGAAGGCTTAGTGTATACGTACCGCGACAGCGCGGGGACTGACCTCACCTACACGCAAGGTGAAATTTTTCACCTGCGGGGGCCGATGCTGTCTGACGGTGGGATGGTGGGGCTGTCGGTGATCGACTATGCGCGCGAGACAATTGGCGGGGCGCTAGCGGCCCAGGCGTACGGAAATCGCTTCTATCAAAACGACGCGCGGCCAGGTGTGGTCTTGACGCATCCTGGGCAGCTCGGCGCCGAGCCGCAGCAACGGCTGAAGGAAGGGTGGCAAAAAGCGCACGGCGGTAACCATCAGCACGGGGTCGCGATCTTGGAAGAGGGGATGGAGGTCAAGACCCTATCGGTGACGCCGGAACAGGCTCAGTTTTTAGGGTCGCGACAGTATGCCGTCATCGACATCGCGCGTCTTTTTCGCGTCCCGCCCCATCTCATCCAGTCGCTCGAAAATGCGACGTTTTCGAATATCGAACACCAAGGTTTAGACTTTCTTACCCACACGCTGCGCCCGTGGCTCGTGCGGTGGGAACAGGCGATCAACCAACAGTTGATGGTCGCGCCCGATACTTTTTTTGCGGAACATGCGGTTGAAGGGTTATTACGCGGCGACACGAAGGCTCGGTATGACAGCTATGCTATCGCGCGCCAGTGGGGTTGGCTTTCTGTTAACGACATTCGGCGATTAGAAAATTTAAATCCAATTGACGGCGGTGACACTTATTTGCAGCCGCTCAACATGCAGGACACCGCCACGTCGTCAGCCGCTCCCGTAGGGGATGCGCTGGTCGTGCCGGGACGCGCATTGTCGGCGGAACCGAAGGCCGGGCAAAGGGAAAATGATGGGACATTACATTGACACACTGATTTATAGTCGGCCTTGGGCGATCCTGCCGGATAAGCTCGCGGACATCGATCGTGCGGTCGCACTATGGGCCGCCGGGGCTGGACCCGAGGTCACTGAGTGGGGGGCGCAAGCCGCACCCGCAGTGACACGCGCAAATCGAGTTGCGGTGATTCCGGTTTTCGGCACGATTAGTCAGCGGGCTAACCTTGTGACACATGCGAGTGGGGGCGTGAGTACAGACCAACTCCGGTCGCAGTATCGCGACGCGCTTGCCTCTCGTGATATCGGGACAATCGTGCTTGACGTCGATAGTCCAGGCGGGGCGGTGCAGGGCGTGCCTGAGCTTGCGCAAGAGATTTACCGCGCGCGAGGTCAGAAGCGCACAATTGCTGTAGCCAATTCACTGATGGCTTCCGCTGCCTATTGGCTCGGGTCTGCCGCTGATGAAATCGTTATGACTCCCTCTGGTGAAGTGGGTTCAATCGGCGTTGTCGCTGTCCACCGCGAACAGAGCCAGGCGGAGACGGCGTCGGGCCTTACGACGACTATTATCAAGGCGGGTAAATACAAAGCCGAAGCAAACGCTAGCGAGCCGTTGGCGCCGTCGGCTCGCGCTCACTTACAAAGTATGGTCGACACGTTTTATCAACTCTTTGTTCACGCTGTCGCAAAACACCGGGGCGTCTCAGTCGCTGACGTGCGTGGCGGATTTGGGGAGGGGCGTACGGTCGTCGCTGGTGAGGCGCTGGGCCTTGGCATGGTGGACCGTGTTGACACGCTCCCTGAAGTTCTGGAAAAACTCGGCGCTGCGGTGCCGACTCGCAGTTTGTCGAAAAAATCTGTCCGGACGCGGGTGCGGCTCGCGCGGGCACGTAGAGAGAATGGAGGTAGGCAAGATGGATAAGTTGAAAGAGTTACAAGAGCGGTCGGCGGACCTACATCGGAGCGTGCAGGTCGCATGGGCCGCCGTAGAGGCAGCCGACGGGGACGAGACCAGCGAGGATGAGATGGAAACGTTATTGTCTGCCTACGATGAGGCAAAGGTCGAGCTTGACCAAGGTCAAGCCACGCTGAAGACGGCGGAAGACCGGCAGGCGCAAATGAAAGCCCGACTTTCAGCGGCCCGCGAGAGTCAGCCGTTAATGGTGCCACGCCGGTCGGCACGCATCGACGTGACCCAGCCGGTGGAGGATCGGCCGTTTGACAGTTTCGGTCAGCAGCTCCAGGCGGTCTATCAGGCTGGGCTGAGCGGCGGGCTGGTTGACGACCGCCTGGTGTCACTCCAGGCAGCCTCCGGCATGTCACAAGGGGTGGGATCAGATGGCGGCTATGCTGTGCAGACTGATTTCCTCTCGGACGTTTACACACAGGCATACAACACAGGCGACATTTTATCGCGAGTCCGGCGTCTGCCGCTGTCGGCAAATAGCAACAGCATGAAGATTCCCGCCGTTGACCAAAGTAGTCGCGTGACGGGTAGCCGGTGGGGCGGGGTGCAAGGTTATTGGGTGGCCGAGGGCGGCTCGGTGACGGCAAGCAAGCCTAAGATGCGGCGTATCGATTTAGAGCTCCACAAGGTCGCCGCGTTGGGCTACATGACGGATGAACTTTTAGCCGACGCGAGCGCGCTTGAGAGTATTATGTCACAAGCCTTTGCCGAGGAATTGGTGTGGCAAATTGAGGAAGCGATCGTCAATGGCGACGGAGCCGGGAAGCCGTACGGCATTATGAGCTCGGCGGCGCTGGTCAGTGTGACGCGGAAGTCGTCCGGCAACGATATCGAAACTGAAGATATCGTCGGCATGTGGGCACGCCTCCACGGGGGCAGCCGACAGAACGCAGTCTGGCTTGTCAATCAGGACGCCGAGCCTGACCTATACGTAATCACGCTCGGCAACCAGCCGATGTGGCTGCCCGCTGGCGGCATCAATGAGGCGCCGCGGGCGCGTTTAATGGGCCGCGACGTTATCGAAAACGAGCACTGTGCCACGAAAGGGACAACCGGTGATATTATCTTGGTGGACTTGTCGCAGTATATTGTGATCGATAAGGCTGGGCCGAGTTTAGCAACGTCCGCGCACGTGAAATTCTCCGAGGACGAAATGGCTTTCCGCTTGACGACGCGAGTCGATGGGCAGCCGATGTGGAACAAGGCGGTGACGCCTGCCAAAGGATCGAACACCCAATCGCCCTATGTGGTGCTAGCATAGCCGGAGGAGGATAAGGAATATGGGTACTTTTGACAATTTCGAACTAGGCAGCATCGATGCCGCGATCATCCCGATCGACATGCAGGCCGGTGCAAATAATGGCGACTGGGTCGCGTTGACAGACTACCGGTCCTGCGTGGTCGTGCTATATAAGGCGGCTGGCACGGCTGGGGACGACCCTGTCTATAAATTGCAGCAGGCTACCGCAAATGATGGCAGCGGTGCCAAGGATTTGACTTTCACGACTATTCACGAAAAAGTCGGCACCCTAACCGGGGTGGCTGCTTGGACTAAAACCTCCCAAACCGCCGCGACCTCTTATACGAACGCAGCGAGCGCGGAATCGCAGGCTATCATGTGCGTACGCGTCAACGATCACGACCTCGATGTCAATAACGACTTTACTCACATCCAGTTATCCGTGGCGGACGTTGGAAGTAACGCCCAAATCGGGTGCGGGCTGTACCTGATGGGTAATCCGCGGCACCGGGTCGCGCTTGCAGATGCGGCCAACGCGAAGGCGTAGTGGATGTTGACGCTTGTGACCCCACCGACGGTCGAGCCGGTGAGCGTGCAAGAGTGCAAGGATTGGCTCCGCGTCGACCACTCTGCGGACGACGCGCTTATCCTTGCACTCGCTACCGCAGCACGTCATTATTGCGAGGACCGACAGAACCGGGCCTACTGTTCGCAAACGTGGAAGGCGTCGCTCGACGCGTACCCTGCCGCGTTTTCGTTGTGGCGTAGCCCCGTGGTGTCGGTTACTAGCGTGCAGTACGTGGACACCGACGGCGCGACTCAGACGCTGTCGTCGTCAGAATATACGCTGGACGCACTGAGCGAGCCGGGGCGTGTAGTGCCTGCGTATAATGCGAGCTGGCCGTCCATTCGCGCCGTGCCGAATGCGGTGACGCTGACGTTTGTGTGTGGATATGGCGCGGCGGCTGATGTGCCTGAGATTTTTAAATCCGCGATAAAAATGTATGTCGCGGATGCCTACGAAAATCGAGAAAGTATTGTTGTTGGCCCCTCTGTAAATCGGTCGCCGATTACGGTTGACATGATGTTGCAGCCGGACCGGCTCATGGTGGTCTCGTAATGCAAGCGGGCAAACTGAATCGCCGTGTCACGGTGCAGCGCGTGTCAGAAACGCAAAACACTTTTGGTGAGGTGACCGAGACATGGACACACCTGGTTTCGACGTGGGCACAATGGCTGCCCCTGAAGGGGACCGAGAAGTTTACGGCGCGCCAGTTTGCGCCGGAACTGTCCGGTGAATTTAGGATGCGATATCGCGAGCTGACGCCTAAGGATCGTATAGTCATGGACGGCCGCATCTTTGACGTAGAGGGCGTGATCGATGTCGATGACCGGCGCCGCGAATTACGGTGCACAGTCGAGGAGCTTGTCTAATGGCTCTCGCCTCGTCCATGACTGTTGACGCTAAAGCGTTGCACGACCAATTTGCTGCCATTAAAAAAGGCATGTCAACGGCAACGCTGCGGCGGGCTGTGCGTGCCGGTGGAAAGGTCGTGCAGAAAAAAGCCGCACAGAATGCCCCGGTGGCGAACGCACGCGCCCGGAAGCGCGTGACCTTCAAGGATGGATCCAAGAAAAAACGACTGTCCAAAAGTATCCGCGTTGTGAACCAAAAAGGCGCACGTGGTGCGACCGGTACGGTCAAAGTCGACATCGGCTGGCTGCGGTCCGCGTTCCACGGCAACATGATCCACGCGGGCGCGAAATCAGCGACGTACGGCCCGTCGAAGCTGGCGTTTAAAATGCCGAAAGGCGGGAAGTATCCGTTTGTGCGCGGCAGGATTACAGTCCCGCGCCGCCCGCCTGACAAGTTTTTACAGCGGGCATTTAACAGCGAAAAAAGCCGAGCAAACCAAGAAATCCGGCGTGTATTAGACCAGGCGCAACAGCGGGCGGTGGCGTCCTCGTGAGCTTTGTCGAGGAAGGATTGTACGGTTTTTTGCGCGCTCAGCCGGGACTCGCTGGCTTAGTGGGAGACCGTATTTATCCGCTTGTAATTCGACAGTCCGTCGGCGATAAGGCGAGCGTTATGCCCGCGGTGACATACCGGCGGACCGGGACGACATACGAAGACCCGACGCTGACCGGCATTTCGAACCTCTACACGGCGGATATCGACATCGAGTGCTGGTCGGATAGTTACGCCGAGGCGAAGCAGGTCGCGGAGGAAATCGAGGTTTCTCTTAATGGGAAAACAGACGCTATTCTGGGGCCGTTTGTTGTCGGCCAAGCGCTCCAGCGCAACTTAGCCGACCAATACGAAGTCGACTTAGATTTGTTTTTTATTGTCGGCAGCTGGACGTTTTCGGCGTGCCGACAGCAGGAATAGGAGGCTACTATGGCATTGACGGGCGAAGTGATTTTTAAGGTGAACGGCACATATACAAGCTCGAAGGATTTGTCGACCGTGACAGATCCGTTTGCGCTCAGCAACAACATCGCGATTTCCAGTGGGACTGGGGCCAATCAGGCGGACTTACTCTTTCATGACCAACGCACGATCGCTGCGTCGTCGAACGAGGACCTTGACCTCGCGGGCGGTCTGACCGACAGTTTCGGCGCCACGCTGACGTTTGTGAAGATCAAAACGATTTATGTTTCTGCGGCCAGCGCGAACACTAACAGCGTGGTCGTGGGAGGCGCGGCGAGCAATCAGTTTATCAACTGGGTGGGCGATGCGACCGACAAGATCAATATTTTGCCGGGCGGGGCCTTCATGATTTGCGCACCCAGCGCGGCCGGATATGCCGTTACGGCGGGTTCGGGTGACTTGCTACGTGTTGCAAATAGTAGCTCGGGGACGACGGTCACCTATAACATAGTGGTCGAGGGCACGTCCGCATAAACTTGCGCTTGCTTGGCGGCTAGGGTCGCGCCCGAAACGCCCCACGACCGAGCCGGGGGGCTTGCCGCCAATATGTTCACGCTCGTAACTCGCTCGGGAACAACTGTATTTGATGTCACTTCAAGTGACGTCAGGAGGTCACAAAATGAGCACCAACGCCTTTCTTGGATCGGGCGCCACTCTCGCGGCCGGAGACACGGGTTCCGCTGCCAACTTTGTCGCTATTTCGGAAATTCGCACGTTAAGCGGACCCTCCGCAGATAACCCGACGGTTGAGGTTACACACCTAGGTAGCTCGAGCGCCGAGTTCGTCTCCGGGCTTGCGAGTCAAGGGGCGATCAATTGCACGGCCAACTTTGACCCTAGTAGCGGCTCACACTTTACCGCCGCGAAGGGCATACTCGGTGAGTTTACAAATAAAACCGTGCGTTATTGGCGTATCACTTGGAACGATACGGGCAGCACAACTGCCACGTTCCAGGCGTTTGTGAGTTCGCGTTCTATCGAGACGCCGCCAAATGGGGCTGTTGAGCTGTCCTTTGATTTGACGATCACTGGACCGGTCACCTGGGCCTAGTAGCACAGAGGGACATATATGCCGAACCCCCTACGCGCGGAAGTGACCTGGGAATGGGACGACGAGGAATATACGCTTAAGCTATCAAACAACGACCTCTTGTCGCTCGAGGCGTCGCTAACCGCCTCCGCGGGCGAGCTTTTGGAGCGGTTCACCGAGAACCGCTACTCGCTCCGCGATAGCATGCAGATCCTACAACGGGCACTCATTACCGGCGCAAAGCTGGGCCGGAAGGAGGCGCTCAGGATCTGTGAACAGGTCAGCTTAATGGACCTTGTGCCCGTGGTGTTAGAGGTCCTGATGGCCTCGTATGGCATCACTGATCGCAAGGACGAGGACGGCGATGAAGATGGCGACGACGAGGAACCGGCGCGGGGAAAGACACGACCCGTCCGGGCGGTGAGACCGAAGCTGACCGACGGCGTTTCGTAGTCCCGTGGTCGCGCTATTTCCGGATCTGCGTAGGGTCGATCCATATAATGCCCGAGGATTTTTGGGGCATGACATTACCAGAGACCGCTCTCGCTATCGAGGGACATGAGCGCCAAGAGGCGCGCGCCTTTTTGCGCGCCGGGACGGTTGCCGCGATGGTCGTCGAAGTCAATCGCGACAGTAAGAAGCGGTCACGCCCGTATTCTGCTGAGGATATTTTCCCGCACATTAAACAACTTTTGATCGATGCGGAGACTGCTGCCGCGCGTGAACCTAAACAGTCAACGCAAAGCGTCGAACAGCAGATCGCGATGGCGAAAGCGTTGATGGGCGGAGAGGGTGCGTCTCTGCCTCGCCCAAAGGAAACCGATTAAGTGGCTCAAACACTAGAGGAACTGCGCGTCACGCTGACGGCGACTAACGAGAAGTTTGACAAAGCCTTCCGCGCATCGGACGCGCGTCTAAAGGTCTTCGAGAAGACGATGAAGCGGCAAGCCGCGCAGACGCGTAAATCGCTCGGTGCCGTGACTGCGGCCGCCACAAAAATGAAGAAAGCCTTTATTGGCTTAGCGAGTTTGGCCGTTATTAAACGATTTGCGAGTTTTACGAAAGAAGCCTTTGAGCAGACAAACGCGCTACAGGATACGGCGGACAAGATTGGACTTAACGTAGAGTCTTTGCAAGAGCTCCAGCACGCCTTCTCAACCACTGGGGTTGAAGCAAAAACCGTCAACACAGGACTTCAGCGACTCGGCCGACGCCTCTCTGATTTTGCAACGACCGAAGCGGGCGCGGCAAAAGAGGCGTTTCTTGCCTTGGGCATTTCCGCAGAAGATGTCCGCACGAAATATTCGACGCTAGAAACCGTCATCCCGAAACTTGCCGATGAAATAGCGGGTTTAGCAAGCGACGAGCAGAAACTTTCTGTTGTACAAAAATTGGTCGATAGTGAGGGCGTCGCAATGCTGACGACGTTTTCGCAGGGGTCGGCTGCGATGGCGAGGCAGCGACAAGAAGCGCGCGACCTAGGCCGAGTATTAGAAGAGGAGTTGACGCGGAAAGCTGCGGCACTCAATACCGCCTTCAACGTCGCGGCCGCGGCACTCGACACGCAGTTTAAGCGGGCGCTGATCGAACTGGCTCCGTTTATCAAGCGGTTCACGCAGGGTATCACGGGGCTAGTGTCTGTTTTTTCGAAACTGATCGGTGAGGTGAAGCGAGTATATAATGAAACTGTTGTACGTAACCAGCTGTTAGCCCTGAAAGCCCAGAAAAAAGAAATAGAAAATATAGAAAAGTTAATCGCTCTAAAAAAACTGGAGATTGAAGCGGCCCAGAAGCTGCGAACAGCAGGGATGCGGGAGCGTGTCGGGGCTGCTAGAGGGGTGGAGCTCGATAAGCTCAAAGACCAGCTGGGGGCGGCTAAGGTCGGATATCAAGAGATTAAGGATATACTCATCGAACTAAACGACGCGTTGGTTGACGATACGGAGGCGCTCGCGAAACACGGCGAGGCGCTTGAAAAAACCAAGGACACAAACGCGGCGAGCGTGGCGAGTCTGGAGAAGGGGACGGCGTTACTTAAGGCCGAGACGGCAGTGCTCGAAGAAGCGATCGCTCTGGGCTTGACGGCGCGTGAAACTGAATTTCGGTTGACGCGGGCGCGTTTAGTTTCGGCCGCAGCGGTGGACAAACTGACGGACGCCGAGATCGCTGCTATCGATGCGCGCATGGAAATTGTCCGCGCAAACGAGCAGGTGACGCGCACTTATGACGCGATGGTTGAGGGCCAGGAGGAGGCGACAGAGGCGGTCAAGGAGGGCACGATTGATCTCGCGAAATACTTCGACCAGGCGGTGGAAGGGATTATGGCGGGCACGCTCCGCCTGGGTGACTTTTTTAAACAGGCGGGGCAGGCGCTCGCGCTCGATTTCGGAAAGTCGTTTATCATGGGAAAAGGCAAATCGCTAGACGTTCCGCTGAAGGCAAACGCCCTAGGATTGGTAGGGCCGAACGGAATTGTAGGAGATATCCTGGG